GTGTATGTATTGTTCACAAAGCCAGAGCGTTGAGTTTGATTGGTTGCGGCATTGTCTAATTGTGTTCGCACTTTTTCCTCTATCTTGATCCATGTTCTTCCGTTGTAGCGGAACAGTCTGTTGGGTTTGTAATCCAATCTCAAACAGTAATCGCCGCTCACTGGATTGGCCGGAAAGCTCACACCCGGAGTAACAGGTAGTCCATTGGGCGCAAATCCATCACCGGTGAGATAGCCTGCGGTGTAACCATCCGCTCGGGGTGTGACATTCATACCGCCTTGTGTGCCGTCTACTGTGGTACCATCTATGGTATACAAACTGGTTGGGTTGGCAGGTTGCCCGTCATCTGTTGTGGCCACAACATAAAACTTTTCAACGTCATAACCACTCAGTGGAACTTCCACATTGGCTTGTGCAAGTATATCGTCGTTGATCTGTTGATCTTTGGGTCTAGTACTCTGCATGTCAGAGATTGTGGGCGGTGTATACTCTCGCCAGAATTCGGTGTTGGTAATATCTGTGCCAGAAGGTGTGTTCTTGATAGCTTGATAATAAACATCGCCGTAGTTCACAATGCTGCCGCCAGGGTAATAATCGCCTGGATCCCAGATGTATTCGGCCACAAACGGCTTGTCCAATATGCTGTTGTATTCTTGTGCATTGGTCAGCGGCGTGGCTTTCACCCGCCACAGATGTGGCAACCAAGTTTGGCTGAAGCCTTCTGACGCAAAGTTAGCATCCTGGATCACATAGTATCTAGGCAAGGCCAATGGCAAGGCTGCATTTAACGGATTGTAATCTTTCAAGTTTGGCACTTCAATCACATCACCGTTCATGAGCTTGCGACCGAAAGTGTCAATCATGTCGTTGTAGTGGAATGTCACAAACAAGGTGTCCGAGTTCAAAAACAATCCAAATTGTGTCAAGTCAAAGTCCACGTCCTGCACACGGTACACCCCACGCATGACGTAAATGTCTGGAGCATACACTCTGTCTCTGTTTTCCAGCAACAGCAAGTCTTGAATGTTCAGCGGACTTTGCGTATCGTAAATGGGCTGGGTGGCGTCAGCATTGCCTGACAGTGCAGAGTCCTCGCCACCAGTTTGTGGGCCAAGATATTTGTGTACAAAAATATCCAATCCACCCACAGTGTACATTTCACTGATGGTACGATCCATAAATTGGTAATCTCGTGTGCGATTTGGGCGGTATAAACTTAGACGTGGCATAGTGTATATTTATGGGCAGGTTGACCGATAATTCTAAACCTGCTACAATTTGGGCATGAAAACAGTTAAACTAAACCGCAGATTCCGACAATTTAAAGAGCACGGGCATACAGTGGCCCTGCGATTTGAGTTTTATCAACCTGCAACGGTCTCTGCTATTGAAAAAGTTTGCAGAGCACGACTAAAGGGCCATGGCTATAATCGTGAAGCAGATTGGTGCGGATATTTTGGGCATGCTCCAAACAGCAATTCAAGTCGTCCATACTGGAT